GGCTGTTCCATTGACTATCTGAGTTCTTTTAAGAGTTTTCGGTTTGTTGTCTTTTAGTTCGCTTGGTTGCTTACTTTGATACTGATAGATGGAGACTTAGCCAAAGAAGACCATAATGCAAAAAGCTGAGAAGAGTTGGCAGAGGAAGTCTTTATTGACATTACCTTCATGTCAGAAGAAATTACATAAAGACTGTTTGTTTGTATGCAAGAGCAAATTTGGCCTGGATAGCAAGTACTGTCTGTACTGGCATAGTTTAATATGTCAGAAACAGTATTAAACGTAACGTTACTTTCTAATGGATCTGGGGAGAGTCTTTTAAAATTTATAGGTAAGTCTACGTAGTTTGACATCCCATTTACTTATTCAAAACTCACTAAAAAACCTTTGCACATAACAACTAAACTTATTGCACAAACTTGCTTTTTGATCGGCTAATTAGAGAGCAAATTTAAATTAAAAATTAGGAAGAGTAGGCTCAGAATTAATTTGTTCAGCTTCCCAGAATTGATATGCAAGAACTGCAGGAAACGTCACAATTGCACCATTATCACCTGCTGAATAATTTACGTCACCAATTGAAACGACGTATGCTCCGTACATTCTATATTTTCTGATTTCGATTGGTTCTCCTCCGCCAGGACCACCAGCCATTGTTTTGCCAGTGAGTTCTAATTCAATGATACTTCCTGCAGATGGTGTATTATAGTTGCCTGTAGAGTTTTTGTGGGAGAATGTAAACTCCATATAGTCTTCAAGAAGTCTACGGATGTTATAATCTTGATCGCAACGAAACGTAACAGAATACCCACTAGAATTAGGAAAGCTTTCAGTACCTGGGATATTAAATTGCAATCCCATAAAAGGAACTTGAATATTGTTAATTTGCTTTCCTGGTAGAGTTGCTGCTTCTACATAAATCAAATAATCACTTGGGAGTGGGACATCTCCAAGTTGAGTTAATCTGAATTGAAATTGACGAGCAAAATCTCTACTTCTTGCTACTCTATAGAATTCTTTAATGTTGTATGCCATATAATTTACTTATCTATGTATAGTTGGTTTATTAGGCTCCTTGAATTAATTCTTGGAAGTTTTGTCCTGTTCTTGTTGCAATAAAGTTAACTAATATAAATTCTGCTGTACGAACTGGCTTTAAGTATATATCTATCACGAGTTCGTTATTATCAATTACTTCTGGAGTGTTATTTCTTTGATCACAAACAATCATGTAATCATATAACCCTTCGGTTGCACGAGCCAACTCGAATAAAGGAGTAATTGTGTTTTTAATTCTCGTTCTAGTAAAGCTCGTATTAGGTTCAAACACAAAGTATTTGAGGGTCTTTTGAGTTGCTCTTTCCAAATATAAGAACAAGCGTCTTACGTTAATTCTGTCGAATGCTGTCGGCCTAAATTGGGTGGTTTTTTGACCCATTATAACAAATCCATCGCCATTAAAATACACAACAGGATTTATTGCAATTTCGTATAAACGATCTCTTTGCTTTTGATTTGGATTAAAAGCAATGTCAATAGCTTTGAAATTGCCTCTATTTAAACCAGCTGGAGCAGCCCACGGGTTTGCGATTGCATCGCTTTTTGCAAATATGGCTGAAGCATATCCCGAGAATGGACACCAAAAACGCTTATTAGTAAACTGATCATTAACTTTAACCCAGTTAGCATATAATGCAACGTAGTTGGATTGAACAGTACCAGCTAAATCTCTAAGAGGAGAGTAAATATGTTGCGTAAAGTTTCTGGTTGGTGAATCAGCAATTTTAGAGTCTTTGCCGTTAAGCAATATTGGGCGAAGAGGATCTAAAATTGCCATACAATCTTTTCTGGTGTTTTCTGCAAAGTTTACAAATTCGATTGCTATAGTTTGCCAACGTTGAATTATGTTGGCTGGAATTGGATTAGTGTCCACTACTAACTCATCATCAAATAAATTATAGCCAGGAACCGAAGACAAGTCAGGAGTCATGGCAAAAATTGTAGAAAGTCCAGCATCCGCAACAACGTCTATGCGAATGTTTTCAGGAGTTTCTACTGATCTTAAAGATTTGTTTAATTTGTTTTGAACTTCTCCGATAACTTTTGTTTTTTCGATTTGAAGAGTATTTGGAACATAAATGCCAAGCGGATATAATGCTTTTGCTGCTTTTTCTACAAATACGCGACTCGTGGGCGAAGTTGAGTTATCTGTCCAATTATAAGTTTTTGAAACTTTTGGATTGAAAAAAAGCTTGATGGTGGGAGATGTTTCGTTAACAGAGTCCTCTAAGAAAGCTGTTTGCAAAGTTCCACCAGAACCTGTGATTTGCTTGCGATTAAAATTGCATGAACCTAAATACAACTCTCCACTTCCCATAGAAAGCATAGAGGCGTCCGTAACCGAACGTCTTACGCGAAATACGCCAAGCGACAAATAATCTTGATACAACGGAAGCTCGAAATCAGCAAAGCCAACTTTTTCTAATTGCTCAGAAACACTGGTTACTCCTTTATCGCTATCAATTTTTGTTGCTGAAAGCGCAAAGTCGATGCGATTTGTATTAACAATTGGCATTGCTGCTGTCATTGAGCTAGCCGAAAGCGTATAAAATTTAGAAATGGAATCAAAATTTGGAGAACTTACCGCATAAGCAGAATTATCTGTAAATCCGATATAATGTCCTTCAGCTATTTCATTTACTGTAGTTTGAAGATCGTTGAGAATTACAAGACCTCCATCTACTGAAATTGAGCTGGTTATTGGATTCAAGTAAAACCAGCATTACCATTGCTAAATAATTCAGTAGATAGAGCAGGATTGCGTGAGGAACCAAAACTTGTGCTGGTCCAAGTAAATTCGCCGGTTGCTAATTTACTATACTGTTCAATAGTAAGAGGAACATACAATGGTTTTCCTATAAACCATTTAGGAGTATTAGGATCTTGAAGAGAAATATCTAATTCTCCTGTATGAGTAAGTGCGTTCTCTGCTGGGTAAATAAGAGCGCTATAATTGGTACCGAAAGAGACACCCGTGCCAATTCCGTACGGTAAGCGAATGGTCACGAGACTTGCTGGAGAATTTAAAATTTCTTTACAAGTATAATAAAAATAACGTTCAGCTGGAGTTACTGGAAACCCGTAAATGGTTTCAAACTCGCTCATTGTCGTAATCATTAATGGTTCGCTGGTCGGTCCTTGCGGGGCAAAGCCGGTAACTAAAACGGTTGTTCCTGAAGATGTATCAACTCTTAAAGATAAATCGCGTTCCGTAATCTGAACACCTGGTGATTGAATGATTCTTGCCATATAATTTATTTATCTTAAACAACCTTATTTTTTAAGTCAGCTGTAAATCTGCTGAACTGAAATTCCACAGTCGACTCGATTAATTCCCCCTCTCTGTAAGAATAATTTATTGCTCCAAGAGTTGTTATAAACGCATTTTGATAACGAAACTCCATTGTTGGTTGGTTGTATTCATTTAAAGAGTATAAAGAAAAC